CATGTTCAAGAAGATGTGCGCCGACTGTCCAGTAATGCAGGCTTGCTTGGAGTGGGGCTTAGCCCACGAAAGGTATGGAGTATGGGGTGGCACCACGCCACCAATGAGACACAAGATGCGTAACACTTTAGGATTGGCGATTGCAGACCCGCAACACAATCCATGATACGATAAGAACGAAGCCCGCTAGATTCTCTCCTGTCTCTGGCGGGCTTTCTTATGTATTAAGAACTAAGATTTAATTCCTTAGCAAGCATGAACACTTCATCACTTAAGTCATCAAGAGTTCCATCGTTATAGATAACATGATTAAACATATAGTTATCCATCGCATGCTCTGATGCGTGACCATTGACAGCGCTGTGGTTGTGTCGGTTGATACGCCATACAGTACCGCCAAGTTGTTTGATTGCTTCTGCTTCATTAGGAAAGCGAACATCCGAGATAACAATCTTATCTTCTGACTTAATACCTGACAATGCAATCTTAATCCATACATCAGCGCCTAACATCTTGCGCCCAAAGTCAGTGCCTAGCACTTGTAATAGACGGCGAACTTCTGGATTCCTTTTGGCTATATCCCAGCCGTAATCCTCTACCATGTCAGAGACACGCGTGATGCTATCCAACTTAGGGTTGATAATCATTAGCGCTTGGCGCATAGGGTCAGCGAAAGCAAGGCGTGTGTATCCGTAATTAAGACACAACAATTCTGCCGTGCTGTCCTTACCTGATTGTGCGTATCCACTCAACCCGATAATCATTAGTATTCAACTCCGATGTACCAGAAACCAAGGTCAATGGTGGTGTACCAACGGCTAATATCAAAGCCAATACCGAACCCACTCTTGCGACCATAGGCAAACCAAACCTTCTTGCCAATTTTCTTTTCCATTATTCGTTCTCCTTTAGTTCAGCCTGTGCTTGTGCATTACTCTTGCGCCTTCTACCAGCACGCCACACTGGTGGCTCGCCACCTAGTCTGTCTTGTAACTTGATGATGGCACGCTTGACACGCTTACGGATTGCTTCTTCACTTGCCTGATATAAGACAGAAAGTTCCTCAAACTCCATGCCACCATCATGGTAACGATTGCGTAACAACTCTTGGTCTGCATCACTTAAGGCAGAAAGTCCTTGCTTGACATCCGATAGTAAAGCCAAGCGATTGTTGCCCTCGGCAGGCTTACTGCTCTTAGATACAAACTCCGATGACATATCAGAGGCAGAGTCCCAGCCCTCATGTGTCCACACATCACGCAGTAATTCGTGCAACACCTCTGGTGTGTAATAGAAACTATCACTCATAGGCGAGCGCGACTTGATTGCCCGCTCCTTGGCAACTAATTTCTGTGCCTCGTTGTTGAAAGTCTTGCGTAACTTGTATGGCATAGAGTCGTCAGTGTTCCACTCCTCTATCTTGTGCCAGTGTTCAAGCGCCCACAAGGATAGGTGTTGATAGATGTCATCAACGCTTACAAGATTGCGGTGCATGCGATTGCTTCTTGTTGCTGCCATGCGTGCTATCTTGTATATCTGTTCCCATACTAGGTCTTGCTCATCCTTCATTTTTCAGTTTCCTCATTGCCATTAGCAGGTCATCCACTGTAATCAGATAACCTTTGCTTTTATTGGGAGGAATTTCGCAAGTAATCTCACGACCAAACTCTTTGATTGCGTACAACACATGGCTCGTAGGTACCATGAGTACGCCCTTCTCTAATACAAACGCCCAGTATGCCGCCTCTGTAACCATGATGCCAGACTTCTCCCATGATTTGGACTTCATAAACCAGCACTCAACTTCAATGTAAAGGTTGTTAGTTACCCACCATTTCCTATCTCGCTTTACTTCTACTGTCCTACCTTCGGTGAGTAATTCTTCTACTAACTGCTCACCCTTTCTGCCGTACCCAAAGTCTAAATCGAAACTTGAGTTCTTTGCCACTTGTTAAACGCCCGCTCTTTTATGAAGCCCATCGGCTCCTTCGGATAGATACACATCATTTACATCGCAGTTATCAGGCATAAAAATTGGGAATACATTTTCTAGTTCTCTGGTAATTTGCTTAGCCATCTCTCGCCCTGCATTATCACCATCACAAAACAACATCACCTTCTCCCAATCAGCAAGCACGCGAGAGTAAAAAGGTTTCCAGTTGTTAGCGCCAGGCAAGCCAACGGCTACAAAGCCTGCTTGCGTAGCGATGATTGTGTCAATCTCACCTTCACAGATAGCGAGTACATCACCATCCGATGAGAGTGCGTTGACATTGTAGATGTGTGTGGATGCACCTGGTCTTGACATATACTTAGGCGCACCGTCTTGGTTGATACTACGAAAGCGTAGGTCAACTGGTCCTGTTGGTGTGAGGTATGGGATTGCAAGTCGCCCGACATAAGGTTCATGTCCAGGCTCAGGATTCGCCACGAAGCCGAGGCGGAACATACGCGCTGTCTCCTCGGTTATACCGCGACTCTCCAGATACGGCAGGATTTCGCTTAGGCTTTGCTCGTAGTTCTCCGTTGCTCTCTCCAGTAATTCTCTCTGCGATTTGCTTAGCCTCGCCATAACCAACGCCTTCTTTCTTCATAATAAGGGAGTAAACATCTCCCGCCATGTCACAACCGAAGCATCTAAAGCCACCGTTGTCTAAGTTCAAACGCGCAGACTTAACTCTATCACCGTGAAACGCACAGCGCACAGTGACCCAGCCCCTTCTGCCATGGGGTATCTCAAACCCGTAGTGTTCTAACACTTTACCGATGTCATGCTTAGAGTTTTGCAAGAGCATCACTAAGCCTCTGCACTACATAAGCCTCCATCACTCCTTTGTTGGATGCCTTAATGATTACCAATGGAGTAGGTGCAAGGGCTAAGTTCTTAGAGATGCGATAGTTCTCTGCCTCAATGTCTGCCTCACGCAACCATCCGCTCAGGTCAATGCGACCATCACGCCTTGGTGCCTTAGCCTCAACGATGTAGGTATCATTTACTGTCTTAAGAAAGACATCACCTATGTCATTGCGCCCTGCCCGTGGCAATCGTTGTGCTTCGTAGCCTTCATCAACCAGCCCATCGGCTAGGTCAATCTCCCACGCTGCACCCCTACGCTTATTCGCTTGTTGCTGTGTCGCCATTTTGTTTCTCCGCATGCTGGACTGCTGCCCAGTACAAGTTGTAGTAGTTGGAATCAAACGCAAATCGTTTCATGTGCTTGACTGTTGCACCTGTGTGCGCATAGACAGGGATGCCTACCTCTTTAACCTTGCGGAAGAAGGACACATCCTCACCAATAAACTTATCGCCCGTGCCTTCACCCTCTGCAACGATGTCAGAGTCAACCCATAGAATCCAGTCTGTCTTAACCTCGTCATACCACTTGTCAATCAACGCTTGGCGTTGGCGGGCAATCTGGTTACCCTGCACACGCATAGCGTTGTTAAACAATATGTTCTTTGAGTAGGCAGTCACGATGGTATAGACCAAGCCTTCGGCAAACTTGCCGTCAACCATGCCGTTATCGCACCACGCTACAGTCAGTGTCTCTTTACTGCTGTGCATTTTTAAACTCCAATGTTCCTTCTGATTGGTCAAGTACAGTCATTGCGTTCTCTGCCATTAACTTCCATGCCATTGACATAGCGTTTAGTTGATTGGCTATATCTTCCCTGCACTCATCGCCGTGGTTCTCAAGGAGATGTTCACCGAGTTGTCCTACATAGTCAGCAAACTGCAGTGACTCCAACCAAATCTGATTCGGGTCAAATATCTGCCGAGCATTTTCATCTACTGTTTCTATAAAGTCAGGCAGTTCGTTAAGAAGTGCTTGCTTCACCGCTGGTGACAGGGGTGCTGCTTCCAGAATCTCCATCAGTTTCTCTGGTGTAAGCGACATCGCCTCGCTCAATGAGTTCGCTGTACTCTGCTTCATTGAGGTCCTTGAAGATTCCGCCTTCTTTTTTCTGCCAAACATACGCTCTCCATCCCACTGTGTATACATAATGCTTAGGTACTAGCATCAGTTGTGTCTTAATATCTAAAAGTAAAGGCTTCACGGGGACAGTAATACCTTCTGGATAATCCTCTGCTGGAATCTCGCCAGCGTTTTCTACTACCTTTAATTCCCAATCTTGATTACTCATTGCTTCTCCTATGCTTGGGGCATGTCTAAGATAGACATACTCGCTGGGTTATACGACAGCCAAACAGGTGATGAACCCATTGAATCTGCTGGTCCGTATCTATTCTTTACTACTGCTACACCCATGGATGCTAACTGCCCATGGATAGTAAGGATTAACGAGGGAGTCTGGGCTACCTTGCCATGCAACGCAGAGCGTGGCGGGCATGGGTTACCAGCAGCACCTTCACTTGTATGGTGGCAAACAATTACTGCAGCACCTGTCTCACGCGCCCACCATTTAAGTTCACGCATAAGGGTACGCAATCCACCCCACTCATCTTGTCCATCCATGGTTACATCAACCGCGTTGTCCAAAACAATCATCTTGACATCTTCACCTAAGCGTTCTCTTGATGCAAGGATTGCATCTTCAACATCCTTAAGTGTTGGTGCTGAATCAAACTCCCACATAATGTGGTCGGCAGGCTTTAACATCTGTGCTGCCCAGTCTCTATCCATCTCCATCAGTGGCTCAACATCTTGTTGTGCTTTACCTGTGAGCATTGCAAGTAAACGCAAACTCATAGTATGTGAGTGAGTATCTGCTGAGATATACAAGGTGGGAACCTTGGCATTTACTGCAAGAGACAATGCAAATGTAGATTTACCAGCCCCTGGAGGACCAGCAACCATTGACACTTCGCCATATCTGAACAGGGCTTGCTGCTCTGCAAGAGAGCGCCACACAATAGGAACTGTGGCACCCCCTTGCGAAGCAGTCTTAATAGCGCGTGAAAGCAGGCGCACTATTAAGCCTTAGCGTTGCATGCAGACTCTCTTGGCTGAGCGCATGCATAGAAGGACTTGTATGGCTTTCCAGCCTTACTGATTCCCGCAGGCACGAAGCGCATTGGCATGCCGTGGTCACAGTTAGGTGATGCACCAGCAGCAGGTGCTGGAGCAGGTGGTGTTGGTGCATAGTTATGTGCTGGTGCAGCAGGTGCTGCTACTGGTTGTGGATTAAGACCTGCTGATTGCAGGTTAGCGATTGCAGCGTTGGCTGCACCGCCTGCATTTACTACCTGCTCAAGTGCCTGAATATCAGGGATGCGTAACTGCAGTGCATCTATGTAGATGTCCAGTTCCTGCTCTGTCCAAGCACGGAGGTTTAGAAGGGTACCGCCAGGGGTCTTAAGGTTAATCTGAAATGGTGCTTCGTTGCTATTCATTTTCTTCGCTTCCTGTTAGTTCGGGATATTTGTGTGAGTCCTTGCCGTTCACTGCATAGCACGCTGCATTTACTGAGCAAGTACCACACATGAAGCCTGGGTTTGGGATGAAGATGTTGTTCTCTACAGCCACTTTAAACCCTGCTACTTGCACGCCGAGGCGTTGTTCGGTGTAGTGAGACAAGTCAAAGAGGTCGGATAGTTCTCCTGTTCTTGCCATCCAGTACGCACCCTTGCTTGGGCGAATACCAAATGTTTTCTCTACTAGCGTTGCGTAAGTACCCAACTGCGTATGCGATGCTGGTTCCTTAGCGCTTGTCTTGATGTCAACGACAACAAGTTCACCGTCAGGTGTAACCATGAGTCGGTCTAAGAACCCACGCATGTTCACGCCATTGACTGTTTGTAGCAGTTCTGTTTCAACTGCTGGCTTGCCATCTGGTAATAGGTACAGTTGGAATCCACTGTCCTGACGGAATTGTACCCAGAAGTCAAGCATCTTTGGTCCGTTATCCAGCCACCATCGAGCATCTTCCTTGTTTGGATATGCCTTAGTAGCACGACCACCTGCACGGAACTCTTTACCACCCTCAAGGGCAAGGTCAAACTCTTTCTTCCACTCTGTATTAAATACTAAAGTAGAATCAAAAGATGCCTGTGCCTCAGGAGATGCTAGGTCATAGACTTCTGTGCCAACATGGAGAGCCTTGCCACCTACTAGCCAGTAGGATGGATTCTCTTTCACGCCTTGTACACGGCTTAGATAAAAGTTCCAACCACAGTTGAGCCATGTTGTCATGGCGCTGTGGGAAACATAGTTTCTGCCAGTTAGATTTTCTAATGTAGTCATATACTTCCTTTCAATAGAGGAGTGTACTCGCAAAGTCTCCTCTATGCAGGATATAAAACACGGCGTGTCTAAAGAATTTTAACAATAATTCTGGGTACACTCTGTTCGTGCAGAACAAGATAATACTCTACCTAAAGCGTAAGCGTATTAAGAAGCAGCCTAGCAGGTCGTTAGACCTGCGTGGTACACCTACACATGCGTGTCTTTGCGGGAGTTTGTTGTTCTCGGTTAAGTGTATGTTTGAGGATAACGACATCTCGCTTTGGTTTACAGATGCACAGTGCGCCCTATGTGGGGCGTTAGTTACAGTGCCTACACCAGTGGATGAGGGCTATGCCGAAGTATGATTTTCAGTGCAACACCTGTGGAATTGTGCAGGAATTATTGCTCGCCTTTACAGAGACTGATACGATTCCACCGTGTACATTGTGTGGGGAACAGATGAGACGGGTCTATACACCGCCAGCAATTTCTTTTAAGGGTTCAGGGTTCTATAAAACTGGGGGATAAAGAATTCCGTTGCAATTAGGGGAAGGTTGCTTCGGGATACAAAACAAAAAAGACCCGCCTCGGAATAAAATCCAGGGCGGGTCTTTTCTTTGTGTCTTAAGACTTACTTCTTTAAGCCAAACTCTTTCGCTGACTTGTCAAGATACTTAGCAGCAGGTCCTACGAATCCAGCGATGAAGGCATAAGCCAACACCTTTGGGTCATGCTCTCCTGCCATGTACAACGCTACTACTGCTGCACCTGCTGCGCGAGCATAGGTGAGAGCGACTTGCTTAAGGGTATTGATGTCCATTGTTTCTCCTTATGACTTGAACACTGGCTTGCCGAAGCCAACCACTGTTACTGCCTGTGACTTGCGTAGTTTGGAACCGTTCTTCTTCTTGAAGGCTCGTACCTTAAGACAGACTTGACCGCCATTACGCTGGTCACCCTTCTTATCTGGTGCTGTGTTGCCTTCAATACATGTGACTGTGCCATCGCCATTGTCTTTAACAACAATGCCAACATGGGAGATGCGGTCTACTCCATCGTTAGGGAAGTCAAAGAACACGATGTCTCCTGGTAGTGGTGTAGCGGTGTCGCTTGCCAACTCCCACTGACCCTTTTTTTCAAATGCCTTAGCACCTGCAACTGTAGATACGCAGTTAGGAATCTTGAGTCCTACTTCGTTAGCACACCAGTTAACAAATGACCCACACCATGGCAAGAAGTTTGCCTTAGTGAAAGCACCGTACTTAGTTTCGTTGTCCTTTGGACCCTCAATAACTCCGAGTTCAGTCTTTGCTACTGCAATGAAGTCTGCTCTTTGTCCCATTATTCACTCGCTTTCTTATCAACCTTAGCAAAGGCTGCGTTGATTTCTTCTGATGTCAGGCTTCCGTCTGCTAGATAGAAGCGGGCTAAAGCCTCAAGCACGCGGGCTGCACCTAGTGCGCCAGCAAGTGTTGCTGCTTGCCATACTTCAATACCTACCAGTGAACCAGCACCGATAACTCCGAGAGATTCTGCTGCAATTACAGCGAAGATTCTCATCATTACATTTTTAAATGTATCCATTATTCATCATCCTTTGTAAAGAAAATTACTACTTCTGCTAATACCCATGCCACCGCCCACAATCCAAGGATTGTTGTTGCTGTCATAAGACCTAACTTTGCTGTGCCATCCATTAGTTGTCATCTTTTGGATTGCGTAGTGGGTATGTGATAGCCCATGCGATAAGCGTTCCTGCAATGGCATAACCAACTACTGTCTTGGCTGAACCATCAAGGACAACCCAAGCAATGAACATGCCTAGTAGAGTCCACAGTTGGTCAACCATGTCTTTCATTATCTTCTTCATGGGTTTCTCCTATAGGCTGCTGCTGCTCCTGCCATGCCTGCTGCGTTAATTGCAGCCTGCCCAGCAATAACTGATGCGACAATAATCTTTTCTGATTCTTCTCTTTCTTCATCTGACATATCAGCACCGATACTTGCTATCGCAAGTAGCGCTTGTCCTGGGTCAGTAAAGATTGCTTCAACCAACGCTGCTGGATTCTCAAGTACAACGAGGGCTGCTGCTACCTCTGCCGTGATAACAACTTCGTTACCGTTCTCATCTTGACGAACTTCAACAGGAGTTTGTGGCGGTAGGTCTGCGTATGTAAGTCCAGCATCTGCGATTGCTGCTGCTGTTACTGGCTCACCCTGTGCTGCTTCAATAATTGCTTCCGCAACTACAGCCTTTTCTTCATCGGTTGCGTTCTCATCTGCTACCATCGGAGTATGAGATTCTTCAACGACATCATCAATAGGTTCAGCAACTGGTGGAGCGACTTCCTTTGGGGGTTCAGGCTCAACAGGGGGAGGCGCAGGCGCTTCGTCAACAGGCTCAGGAGCAGGCTCGGTGGGTGGTACCTCCGCCTCTGGTACTGGCTCTGGGATAGGTTCAGGTAATGGTTCCTCGGCAGGAGGGGCTTCCTCCACAGGAGGAGCAGGCTCCTCAACTGGTGGAGCAGGTTCTTCTACAGGAGGAGCAGTCTCCACTGGAACAGGCACTGGCTCAGGCGCAGGTGGAACTGGCTCAGGCACTGGAACGGGTGCAGGCTCAGGTGCGGGTTGCACTGGTTGAGGCTGAGGTTCTGGCACTGGTTGAGGAGATGGTTCAGGTTGAGGCTGAGGTGCAGGAGATGGTTCAGGCTCTACCGCAGGCGGCGTGGAAGGCACGCTTGGCACTGGTTCAGGAGAAGGAGTAGGAGCCGATGGGACAGGTTCTACAGGCGCTGTTGTTGTTTCTTGCGGGCTGGTCGCTGTCTCAGTATCGCTATTTGTCACAGTCGAAGTCTCGGTTGGAGCAGTGGGAGTCTCAGGTACGGGAGTGGATGTTGCAGTTGAACCATCACTCGGACTTGGTTGTGGAGAAGGAGACTCAGTTGGCGCAGGCTCACTCGGCGCTGGAGAAGGCGATGCTTCGGCAGTCGGAGTTGGAGATGGCTCTGGACTTGGCTCACTCGAAGGCGATGGTGACACAGAAGGCTCTGGAGTGGGACTTACAGTAGGTTCTGGTGCTACTCCATTGTAATAACGAAGTGGTCCATCGGGAACAGTAGTCGAAATAAAGATTGGATAACCACCAGAGAATCCACCTTCGCAATATAAACGAGCGATGTCACCCTTACCCTGGAAAAAGATATTTGAATTATCCCAACCAACATTTGCTGTTCGTTGAGTTCCATCATCTTTACCACAGGTAATTGTTGCTGGACCTGTCTGCTCTGCTTGTGCTAATGGTGTAAAGAAAAAAGAAGTTCCTAATGTGAGGAACCAGATTGCAAGTAAACGGGGAAGTTTCACTTGTACCTTTCAATTAGTTTTTGCGGTCACATAAAATTTCGTAGATACGGTCAACGCGTTCCTCTAGTCTGTCAACGGAATCGCGGAGGCTTGACCCAGAATTGGGTCTTAATTCAGAAAGATAATGTTTAACTAGCCATCGCACTGCTGCCACAAAAGCACCAACGATGGTAGCAACTGAGACTGCAAGGGCAGCCCAATCTGTAGGTGACATGCTTTACACCACCGTTCTAGCAATGACTTGGGCAACTCCACCGTATCCAGTGAAGCCACTCTTAGGTGGGGTAGTTCTAGTAAAGGTAACTTGTTCAATGATTGCTTCGATAGGTTCACCACCTGCAGTAAAGTCCTGGATGATAACAGTTTCTCCAGCACCTTCTACTGTTTCTAGTGCATTTAAACGCTGTCTTGCATAACCATCAAAGCCAACTATGTTGCCTAGTTTATCTGTTTCTTTGTCGAAAATAAGGATTGGAATTTGGATAACGCGAGCGCGTGTAGGAGTAGGCAAAGCCTTAGCGGAATAACCATACATAACAGCGCCAGTCGTAGCAGTCGTTGAGTTACGGTAGAGGTTGAAGCGGAACGCAGCATCAGGTGATACATCCGCAAATACCAGAGCAAGGTCGTAGTCGTATTGCTCAATGTTACCTTGCGCAATAGTAGTGAGTGCATCTGAGACTGTTTCTTTAACACGGGCAATTTGAATATCTCCCTGCAATGTTTCTGGGTGACGGATACGCATGCGCTTCCATGCTTTGTTTTCAAGAGTATCAAAGCGGATAAGACCAGTCTCAATGGTTCCTGAATCAACTAAATCGGTTGCATGCTCTAACCACAAGCCAGAGTTTTCTACGGTAAAAGCCTTACGCCCGTTGTTAAAGATTGCTACAGACCATACAGCACCAGTCACGCCAGGGGCTGCTAAATCTGTAGCGTAGGCATAGCCACCGTTAGTAAGTGGCGCACCAAGGTTAATGCGTACTAAGCCAGACTGTCCACCTACGCCAGCATTAACGCCAGCCCATACATAGTTGTTAGCGGCAGCAAACGAATACACATCACTTGTTGATTCAAAGACTAATGGACCGTATGTGATGTTGCCTTCTGTATCTACAACACCTACGCGTACGCCTCGGTTAGTTCCAATCATTACATAGGCACCAAGGTATCCGTAGGCTGCTGTAAGGATTTCGCTTTTAGGTAAGATAACTGTACGCACCATGGTACTAAGCGCACCAGTACCGTCAACGGTAATCTTAAAGAGGAAGCCTTCGTCTCCTGAAAAACCACCAACATAGATAGCGTTACTTGACTCAGTAACAGCCATAAATCGAAATCCAATAGGCAAAGTGGTTGAACCGTTTACTGCTGTCAATGTGCTTATGTTAATAGATGAGCCAGTATTGCGGGCAATTTCATAGACAAATGTATTTTTATTTACATCTGTAAAAGCAAGCATGAAGCGTTGCTTAACATAACCAATAAAGGCTGTTGCTGCGTTGTGTGAATTGATTGCGTAGTCTTGGTGCAAAGCAGGAGATGCTGCATCAAAAGAATAACGCCATACCTTAGTAGGTGTGACAATAAATAAATCGTTGCCACCCATGGCAGCATGCAAGATTGTTTCGGTAATTTGTGTGTTGTTTAAGACAGTAGTTTCTGTGCCATCGGCAGCAATCCGTAGCACACGGATAGTCTCAGTAGATGCACCAGTTACCTTGATGAGAAAGTCTGCACCATTGATGGTGGTTGAAAACACACCCGCTCTTGATGTTGAGCCTTCTTGGAGGGTGGTTTTCTTAAGTAACTTAAGTTCGCCAGCAGTCCATGGGTCAATGCCAGTAGATGATTTGTAACGAAACTTTATTTGCTCGGTGTCACCTTCCAATGGCTCAGCGTAGTTAATGCCTTGCCCTAGATGGAAGGATGACTGAGAGCGAATCCAGTAGCCTGAGCCAGAGAGCGACTGCTCACCTGGGTCACGCCCGTTATCAAATCGCTGAGTACGAAACTCTGCAGTCTGACGGCGGTAAGGGGTAGAGTCAGTGATAGCAAAGACAAATGGTAAGCCCGCGATAGCGATGTCAAATGCATTGCTTGTGATTTCGTAGTATTGAGATACGGAACCAGATAGGTCAATGACTGGGCGTTCGGTAATATGGGGCGCACGGCTAGTTATTGCCACTGGTTCTCCTTAAATCATGGGGTTGTCTAAGACTGTATCTACGGCATCGTCAATAGAGCGTTGGCACTCAGAGGTGCAACGCTCACATTGTTTACACATTGTGTATTAAGAAAGAATTTCTACTTCAACCCAAGAGGTTGTATCTTCATCCCATGTATAACGCTTGCCATCTGTAGGCATAGGGGTTGGGGATTCCCATAGGTAAGATGTTGTATTAAGAGTCCATGATGGGTATGGCTGTGGGGCTGCAAAGCCTGTGCCATCCCATGTAAATCCAATACCTGCGTAGTTTTTGTTTAATGGTGTACCACCTAGAGTGTGGACTCCACCGTGTGTGTTATATGAAGTCTTAATCCAAGTACCTGTGTAGCGGTCTGGGTTTGCTTGAAGGAAGTCATCCTCAACTACATTAACCTGGGTAACAATTCCATCTTCCACTTTAGCCCAATGTGCCATTATTTTTTATCCTTATCTTCGCCATAAAGTGTTGCTGTGTTTAATAATTTAACATCACGCTTAGTGACAATGCCACCCTTTTCATCTAATTGGGTTTTAGCAGTTGCCTCATCATCTGCAATGATGTGTACCAACATAGTTACTTCATATGAGAAACATTGAGTTGGCTTAGTCTTTTTAATTTTAGTTACATTATCTTTCGTCATAATATCTCCTTGGTTAGATTGCATATCTTACAATAACAATACCGCTGCCGCCTGCACCACCAACCCAAGTGCTTCCACCATCTCCAAGCCCTCCTCCTCCACCACCAGTATTAGGTGTTCCAGAGTTTCCAGTACCTTGATGTACACCAGCACCTCCACCGCCATAACCTCCAGCACCAGAAGTAGAACCTAAATATCCACCTCCACCGCCACCTGCGTAATAGTAAGTTCCACTTACATTTTGACCTGAAGCCGTTGCAGAACCCCATGATGAATAAGCAGATGAACCAACTCCACCAGCACCAGCATAAGCACCGTTGTTAATATCTTTGCCATCTTGCCCAGCGCCTCCAGCACCACCGCCACCGCCTGCGCCAGAGTATCCGCCGTTGCGACCATCAGAATTACCACCAGCATAGCCTTCTACTGGAGAATAGGAACCAGCATTGCCAGCACCACCAGTAAAGTTGTAATCATCTCCAGGAGCAGAAGCACCACCGCCTGAACCACCTGATTTTCCGCCGTACCCACTTGGTGGTGAACCAGCATTGTAACCACCAGCACCTCCGCCACCTGAAGCAGAAATGGTTGTAAAACCAGAACCAGAAAATGATGAATTTGTTCCAGTAGTTCCACCTGCTCCGCTGTTGGATGGTGCAGCAGCCCCACCGCCACCAACGGTTACTGTGTAAGTAGTTGAAGAAGTTAAAGATTGAGAAGTAATACCTCTTAATCCACCAGCACCTCCGCCACCTGAGTAATAAGTAGATTGACCACCGCCACCACCTGCAATAATAAGCATATCTGCTGTTAATGATTGCGTTGGAATAAAACTTCCATCGCTGGTAAATTTGTGATAGAAGTATCCACCACTAAAACTAATTGTTCCGCCAGTTGCTTTAGGCATAGCGGTAACAAATGTTCCGTCAGATAAAAATGTGTGAATAGTGTTTCCACCTGATGTAGTTACGGTTCCACCAAATGCTTGTTGTACGGTTCCTGCGTATCGAGCAATAACAATTCCTGAACCACCTGCACCACCAACACCTACATCATAAAATCCACCACCGCCTGAACCAGTATTAACTGTTCCAGCAGTAGGATTTGTTCCAGTATTGTTACCGCCGTTACCGCCACCGCCTGAACCACCAGTACCTAACGAGTTAGAACCACCACCACCGCCACCAGCACGGGTTGTGGATGTTCCATTTATATTGTTTGATAAACCATTACCACCAGTTCCACCAAAGTGAGTTGGATTTACAAAAGTAGCATTACCGCCTACTTGACCAGCACCACCACCGCCGCCGCCGCCGTTACCCGATGTTGAAGTACCACCACCGTTTCCTTGACCAGATGGAGAAGCAGAACCGCCTACTCCGCCTGGATAACCACCACCACCACCCGAACCGCCGTTAGAACCAGTGCGGTTGCCAGGAGTTGCTGAGCCGCGACCACCACCACCACCGCCAGTTGCGGTTATAGTTGCAAATACTGAGTTAGTTCCGTTACCACCTTGAGCGCCTGAACTACTAGAACCGCCAGCGCCTACAGTTACTGTAAATGAAGTATTTAAAGCAAGAGAAGTAGGTGAACCACCAATGCTAGTTAAATAACCACCTGCACCACCTCCTCCACCACCGCCATTACCTGGAGCATCAGCAGCACCACCAGATGCTCCGCCTGCAATTACAAGGTAGTCAACAGTTAAAGCCGATGGTGCAAAAATTCTCATGCCACCAAAACCTCTGGCAGAGGCACCTGCTAATGTTCCGATAATTGGCATTATTGAATCTCCTTATTAGGCAAACTTGGTTTGTGTCTCAAGAACTGTGTATGTTGCAGATGCTGTCTTAATAATTGTAAATGAGTAAGCATCAATAGATGATGCGTTGCCAGCCGTAATTGCTGCTGGAACCTTTGGGGTTACAGTAGTTCCATCAATCTGGATTGTGTTTGGATAGTAAGCAGTAGTACCGTTGGTATTAAGCCACACAAGGGTGATTGTATCTCCCACTGGCAAAGCAGTATTAAGAGATACACTGCTGCTGTATCTAAAGTTAAGTGTATGGTTGGCTGTTGCGTTAGATGTGTAATACCAGATAGAAGCAGTTGAGACATCAAAATTAATTGTGCCAGTTGCAGCAGAAGCAACAACATTTATATCTTCTTCTATACCTCTGATAGTTGTATCAGCAAGAGTTCCACCTGCTGCTCTAGCAAGTGGGACTCCACCTGCCGTTGAGCCATCGTGGACTACTACGGTTTTCTTATCGGTATCTACTGTCAACTCGGCGTTCAAGCCTGTAAATGAAGCGTGTTGTGCAGTTGTACCTCTACGGCGTTGAAATGCGAAGGACATTAGATTGTTCCCCAATCGGATAGATTAGCCCAGGAAGCGGATGTTCCATTGTTTGTTAAGAAGTAACCATTAACACCTGCGCTAATGGTCGGGATATAGCCTGCAGCAGCCGTTGCCGAAGCAGCAGCCGATGATGCACTTGCTGCAGCATTTGTTGCAGATGTTGCTGCAGCAGATGCTGAGTTAGCAGCACTTGTTGCACTTGCTGCAGCGTTGGTAGCGCTTGTCGCTGCAGCACTTGCGCTAGTTGCTGCAGCAGATGCTGACGATGCAGCAGCAGCAGAAACAGTAGCAATGTTAATATATGTAGTAGATGTTGTATCGGTAACTGTGATTTCGCCCATGTCTCGGACAAGACCAGAACCTGTAAGACCAGTGACTGCTACAAAAGAACTGTTTGCTGCAGTTGCAGAACTTGCTGCTGCTGTAGCAGATGTTGCTGCTGCTGCAGCCGAGGCTGCTGCTGCTGTAGCAGATGCACCTGCGCTAGATGCCATTGTATCAATGTAGTTTTTATTGGCTGCATCGGTGGATGAAGTTGGGTCAGCAAGACCAGTAATCTTGTTTGCACCCATTGCAATAACACCAGTCATTGTGCCACCAGTAAGCGACAACTTGCCTGCCAAAGCGTTGGTCATTGTTGTAGCAAAGTTTGGGTCATCCCCTAAAGCCTCTGCCAACTCATTGAGAGTATCAAGGGTTCCAGGTGCGGAGGCAACGAGATTAGATACCTGAGTATCTACATATAACTTGGTTGCTGCATCTGCGTTAGAAGATGGTGTGCCAAGTCCAGTTACCTTGAATCCACCAGCAGCAAGGTCACTACCCAGAGTATCGCTAGTAAGAGTCTTGTTAGAAAGCGTTTGTGCTGCATCAAGAATTGCCACAGTACCTGTGACATTTGGAAGCGTAATAGTGCGGTCAACAGTCGGGTCAGCAACTGTAAGCGT